GAATTAAAGAGATGAAGGTGCAACTTTCTTCTTTAAAAACCCAAATTATGGAAATGGAAAAACAAAATTCAAAAGGATTTGGTAAAAAATGAGTGTAAAACTAATAAGTGTAACTCCTGATGCGGAGAAAACTATGGCATATGTTGCCAGAGTATCTAATCCAAATAATCAGGAAAATCCTAACTATGCCAAGTTACTTGGTTATTGTATCAAGCATAATCACTGGTCTGTGTTTGAACAGAGTTTCATGACCCTTGAAATTGAGACTACCAGAGGTCTGGCAGCTCAAATTCTTCGGCATCGCTCGTTTACATATCAAGAATTCTCGCAACGCTACGCTGACTCTTCTCTGTTAGGGGACACAATTCCTCTCCCAGAACTCCGTCGGCAAGACACCAAGAATCGTCAGAATTCTATTGACGACATTGATCCATTTCTTATCCAAAAGTATGAAATGTTGATGCAACAGCACTTTACTGCAGGTATGGAACTCTATCAAAAGATGCTTGCCGATGGAATTGCAAAGGAATGTGCTCGTTTTGTGCTTCCTCTGGCAACTCCTACTCGTCTGTACATGTCTGGTTCATGTCGCTCATGGATCCATTATATAACTCTGAGGTCTGCAAACGGCACACAGAAGGAGCACATGGACATTGCAGAGGCATGTAAGAAGATCTTTGCGGAACAGTTTCCCACAGTTGCAGAAGCTCTGGAATGGGTCTAAATAAATTATCTTGAATTTCTAACAATGGCAACGTATCCTGTAGTGAACAAAACCACTGGTGAACAAAAAGAAGTGAGCATGAGTATCACTGAATGGGACCAGTGGAAGCAAGATAATCCAGATTGGACTCGTGATTGGTCTGATCCTTCTACTGCACCGATGGCAACAGACGTTGGTGAGTGGAGAGACAAACTGGTCGCAAAAAATCCTGGATGGAATGATGTTCTGGCAAAGGCATCTAAAATGCCCGGATCACAAGTAAAAAAAATCTAAGTAACTTATGGCAAGAAAGAGAAGGAACAATGACCTCCAACCCATTGGAGTTGGATTGACGACCAAACAAATGAAGAGGAAAAAACCTGTAAGTACAGAGTATTTAATTGATATTGAACCGCTCACTGATAATCAAAAAAGATTATTTGATTCATATGGTAGTGATAAACATTTAGTTGCATATGGATGTGCAGGAACAGGTAAAACTTTCATCACTTTATATAATGCTTTATGTGATGTATTGGATGAAAGAAGTCCATATGAAAAAGTTTATCTCGTTCGTTCCTTAGTTTCTACCAGAGAAATTGGATTTCTTCCTGGCGACCATGATGATAAATCAGCCCTTTACCAGATTCCATATAAGAATATGGTAAAGTATATGTTCCAAATGCCTTCTGATGCGGACTTTGAGATGTTATACGGCAATCTTAAAGCACAGGAGACGATTAAATTCTGGTCTACTTCCTTCCTTCGTGGAACTACACTAGACAATGCAGTTATTATTGTAGATGAATTTCAAAACTTGAATTTTCACGAACTTGATAGTATAATTACAAGAGTTGGTGAGAACAGTAGAATTTGTTTCTGTGGTGATGCTACTCAATCAGATCTTACTAAAACTAATGAAAGAAACGGTATTGTGGATTTTATGAGAATTCTAAGATCAATGCCATCCTTTGATGTTATTGAATTTGGTGTAGAAGATATTGTCCGTTCTGGACTTGTCAAAGAATACATCGTTGCAAAAATGGAAGCAGGTATGTAATGTTTAATCATGTTGATATTGACCTCCCAGATCTTCAAAGGGAGACTATTGATGGTGTAAGATATTATAAAATTCCAACAGAAGAAGAACTTCTCCGACTGGTTTCCATCACTTCGGTAACCAGTCATTTTAATAAGGAGATCTTTGTCAAATGGAGGAAGAAAGTTGGTGATGAAGAAGCAGACCGTATCACAAAGGCGGCAACAAGTCGTGGTACGGACATGCATACACTAGTAGAACATCATCTAAAAAATGAAAGTTTACCAAAAGTTCAACCTATCTCAGATTTCCTATTTAAGATTTCTAAGGATAAATTGAATCTTATAAATAATATTCATGCTTTAGAAAGATCCCTATATAGTAGGGTATTGGGAATTGCAGGAACAGTTGATTGTATTGCAGAATATAATGGTGAACTAGCAATAATCGATTTTAAGACTTCTAAAAAACCAAAACCAAAGGATTGGATCGAACATTATTTTGTGCAGTGTGCTGCATATGCATGTATGCTGTATGAAATGACTGATATCTCAGTTAAAAAATTTGTAATTATTATGGCTTGCGAAAATGGAGAATGCGTCGTCTATGAAGAACGAGACAAATCAAAGTACATCAAACTGCTCAGCAAATACATTAGAAAATTTGTTGCAGATAAACTGGAATACTATGAAAGTAAATAACGAACTAGAAAAAGCAATAGAAAATAAGTTTTTAACTCCATCTAAGTTTGCATTAGAAATTGAGAAACTTGTTGCCGAAGAAAATTTAAATTATATTGACGCTATTTGTCAATATTGTGAGGTAAACAATATCGAAGTAGAAACTGTTGCAAAACTTATTTCTAAACCTCTTAAGGAGAGATTGAAATGGGACGCAACTCGCCTTAACTTTATGAAGAAAACATCGAGGGCACGACTACCCATCTGAATAAATATCTTTATATTAAGGACGATATAGATGAAATCCTTTTCAGAATTTCTTTCCGAAGCATCAGAAAATAAAAAGTTTTTTGATGATATTTACCGTAGGGCAAGAGCTCTAGGTGCCAGCGATATTGAAGCAAAAACTATGGCTGCTCAAGGATCATTAGAAACTGGATATGGCAAATCTCCTAGTGGTTCATTTAACTATTTTGGTCAGAAAGGAACCAGTCGCGAAAACACTAGTAGAATGTCAACTAGAGAAGTTGTTAACGGTAGAAGTGTAAGAGTTAATGCAGACTTTAAAAATTATGATAGTTTAGATGCTTCTATTCGTGATAGAATGAAAATATGGGGATATAGAACTAAGGGTGCCGAAAGTGTTGAGGATGCTGCCAGAAGGCTTCAAATACCTTACGGAGGAAAAGTTCCTGGTTCTAAGAGAACAAGTCATGGAGCATATGCAACTGACCCCGACTATGTATCAAAAGTTGCTAGTATTGCAAGAACTTATGGTGGTAATAGTGGATCACCTATTAAAGGATTTCCCAAAATAGGAACAAAAGGATATCTTGATACTCCAAGTTCTACAATAGTTCTTGCCAAACTCAAAGGAAAAACTGGAGAACTTGATAAAACAACTGGTAAATTTTCAACAAGAGGTTGGTCAAATACTGAAGGTAGTAGATACAAAAAATACGGAGGAAAGTAATTCTTGAAATTTGTTATGTCACCCTTTGAAACTTATCAACATTATTTGTCACTAAAAAATCATTTCACAAATCCAAAATATGACTTCTTTAAGTACGGTGCGAGAACTCGTGCTAGTGTGACTTCCTTTAATAAGAGGAAAGATAAATACTGGTTCGAGAAGACAAGTCGTAAGTATTCTGATAAAGAAGTCGTAGATTTTTTAGTATCTAATTTCACTGCCACCGATAACCCGCAAAACCTATGGATTGGAGAAATTATCAATTCTGGAGAAAGAAACTACTCCGAGTGGATGAGACGCCAACAGAGTTTGACGTACTTGTTCAAAGAGCAAAGCAGCGAATTGTTATCGGAGAACGAGTTAGAGAGTTTGTTCAACTGTACCAAAGGTCACCCGCTGATACTCAAAAAATATCTAAGCGGGAGCGTATCATTAGAAACCTTCACAATCTTCGACAAAATATTCCATTTCTCAAAAAACTTTGATAAGAAGTTGACTGATCCAGTATGGGAAACCGTCAGTTTGAAATTGAAGAAGTATTCTCCATTCATAAATATTGATATCTTTCAATACAAGAAAATCTTGCGGTCTATTATCAATGAGTGAATTTTTCAAATCGGATATTATCCAAGACGAACTTACAGAAATCAATAGAATACAAGAGGAGATATACGGAAGTATATTGTCTTTTGGTGGAATGGATAATGAGACCAAAAGAGAACATGTCGAAAAGTTACAGATCTTGCTAGAAAAGCAAAGGATCATGTATACTAGGTTATCTCTTTCGGACGACCCACAGGCGGTTGAGATGAAAGAGAATCTTCGCAAATCAGTGGCCTTGATGGGTTTCCCACCAGAAACTGATATGCAAGTTTTATTCGACAGTATGAAAGAAACAATTGAATCCCTCAAAGACTATCTTGACAATTGAGGGAATCTTTGCTATACTATCCGAGTAAATCCCCCGAATCCAATTAATCCGAGGTAATCCAAATGTCTTTCGCTGACCTTAAAAAGCAATCAAAATTAGGTTCTCTCACCGAAAAACTGGTGAAAGAAGTAGAGAAAATGAATAGTTCTGGTGGTTCATCAGACGATCGCCAATGGAAACTGGAGTGTGATAAGAGCGGCAATGGTTATGCCGTTATCCGTTTCCTCCCTGCACCAGAAGGAGAAGATCTGCCTTTTGCAAAGGTTTATTCCCATGCCTTTCAAGGTTC